CGACCTGCGTGCCAGGGAAAGAAACCCACTGTGATTGCGTAATGCCAAGCGTGGCAGCACCGCCATTGCCACGATATGTGCCAGTCAGAGTGTTGGCGATGTTCTCAAGGTTCGGAGCAATGACATTCAAGCCATAACAGGTGGTGTCTTGGTTGATGAACGTCTGGTTGACTTCACCGGAATAGCCACGAACACGTGGACCGATGATCGTAGTGTTTTGCGTATTCGGCAAAATGAACGCAGTTGCGTTCTCAACCACTTCGTAATAGCCGCCGATAAACGTGTTGCCAGTTGCAATGCCAGCGCCGATACCAGACCTGACGATATTGGTCACGAACTCATGGTAGTTTCCGATGAACGTACTACCAGCGGTGCGCGTGATGTCAAACGCGATATAAATCGCCGAAATGTCGCAACCTCTGAACTGATTGGTGTTGCCAGACACGACCACACCGACAGTGCCTGCAAGCGTTGGCTGACCAGAAACACCAACCCAGTTGCAGTTGTCAAACGTGTTCAGGTTGCAGTTATTGTTGTCCATGTACAGGTTCACGGACAAATAAAGTGCATCTGGAACACCAGGGCTACCAAACGAGCATTTGATGAACGTGTTGGTGTAGCTGTATTGCATGTAAGCAGCAATACGGTTTGCACCGACAGAAGGCCCAAAAGAACCGCTGACACTCAAATGCTGGAACACCGACTTGTAGAAGTGCTCAAGCCGGATGCCATACGTGTAGTTCTGACCAGCCAGCGCAGTGACTTCAAAGTTTCCAGCGATCATGCGGAATCCAGCTGTGATCGTGGACGCCCCTGGGTTCGATGGGTTGTAGTTTGTGGAGCCGAACACAAAACCATTAGTCGCGTCATTTCCAATCCACAGCACGTAACCATCGCTGTGGAACATGATCTCGCGTGTGGCGGTCAGATCAATTTTGCCCAACCGATACCATCCAGCAGGCCAATGCAAGAACTTCTCAGCATCGGTGATGCTGTCAACATAGGCGATGGCGGCAGCAATATCTGCCGTGCAGTCATACGTCGATGTCTTGTCCTGAATCGCAGCGTGCTCAGCTTCTGGAATGAAGTCAAAAACGCTGACCATTTCACGCATCTTGTTAAGTGCCGTTCTTGGTTCTGCGCCAAGTCCAGCCTGCAGAAATGTCAGATCATTTAGCGTGATCACGTTGCCGTAACGCTCAGTCGCGGCTGGTGCGCTGTACACCACGCTGCCGTTCTTGTTCATTACGCGGATGCTGTAGTCGCTGTTGACGTACAAGCGTGCAGGCGTTCCGCTGTTTGAAGGATAACCAGCCAGCGTCCGAATTGGTTGGCCAGCAGGAAGTGTTAGTGCTGCATCCCAATAAACATTGATCGGATTGACCTGTGGATCAAGATTGACTTGGCCAATCCAGATGTAGCCGTCTTCCAGCGGCTGCCCATCCGTCTCTGTAAAGATCGGGTACGTGGGCTGAATGCTGAGTGCGGACATTACTGGTTCTCCTGGTCAAATTGCTCTTGGGCCTGCAGCGATTGAACGATGAACTTCTCACGCGCACTCATTTCGCGTGGGAGCTTCACCGCGTCGGCAAACTTCTGGAAAGATTGTGACATCAAGACAGCCTTTACGGTAGCCTTGGACGGTTGGTTGCCTGTGGAAACTGTCTCGACTGCCAGACGCTGGAACTCAGGCGATGAGATCAGCTCATCAGCCGCTTTCAAAGCGCCAGGCTTGGTCTTTGTCAGCGCAGCTGCCAGGCCGGACGCAATGCCAGCACCAGGCAGGCCGACGGCCGACGTGGCCGCCTCGATTGGCAGGCCGACTGCGGCACGCTTGGCCACGCCGTAAATGTTGGTCAGCAGGTTATCGGCGCCTTGCAACTCTTGCTGGACAGCCTGGATGCGGCCGGTGGTGATGCGCTCGCGGGTGGCCTTGCTCACGTTGCTGGCCACACGATACAGGTCGGACAGCTGCTTGCGTGCAGGCTGCGGCAGGTTGGCCATCAGCGCGGCATAGGCCTGCTTGTTGGCCAGCAGGCCTTCGTACCACTTGGCGTAGGTGTTGAAGTTCAGAGCGCCATTCTGGGTGGCCTTGCCGAAGGCAGTGTTCAGAGCCGAGGCCGTGACCATCTGGCGCATGTCCTTCGGGATGGCGGTCAGAATCTTGGCCAGCTTGTCAGCGTCGCCCTTGGTCAGGGACATGGTGGCCGATTCCAGCTTGCCCACCAGACTCTGGTCGAGCTGGCGGCCGAACAGGGACACCATGTCGTCTTCAAAGCCCTTGCGCATTTGCACCAGGCTCTTGGCCAGGCGGTAGCTTTCACCTTGGCCAGCGCCTTGGGCCAGTGCGAACTGGTCATCGTCGATCAGGCGGTAGAGCTGCTTTGCAAGGCCGGTGTCAGCATCAGCGAACGGGCCAGCCTGGCGTGCGGCAGCGCCAACATCGCGCCGGACGTCGTCGATCAGGGCATAGGTCGGTGCACGGGTTCCGATCACATTGCCAGCCTCGTCCTTGGTGGGCTTGGGCGTCAGCTTGCTGCGCACCATCTTTTCCAAGGCTGACAGGTTTTCAGCACCGTCCAGATCATCGGCACGACGCTGCACGAATTCCAGCACGTTGGTGGCCTCGCCACGGGTCTGCGACGGAATCTGCGTGCGCAGCGCCTTGTAGGCGTCATCGGCCTGGTTGGACAGGTTGGTCACGGTCTGGTCAAGCTGCGTGCGCACGGCCTGGTTGAGCTTGCTCAGGTCGGTCGTGCCGCCGATCTCGTTGATCAGGCGATCGGCACGCAGGCCAACTTGCTCGAGGCCCTGAATCTCGGCTGCGCGGGTCTGACTGCCAGGGATTGACTTCACGGCCTGGGCCAGCTCGCGGTAAGCCTGGTTTGAGGTCAGGTGGTCGGGCTGCAGGTATTCGTCGATGCCAAGGCGTCGGGCAGCCTCCAGCACCTTCGGGTCGGGCGCGGCCTGGCCAGCCAGCACGGAAGTGGCGCGGGTTGCGCCCATGCCACCCTCGGCGGCCGTGCGTGCGGTGGTGGCCAGCTCCTGCGGAGTCATGGCGGCAGCCGGAGCAGCCGGTGGCGTGACTTGCATGGCAGAAGGCTGGACTTCAGGCGCAGCAGCGGCAGCGCGGACAGGTGCAGCAGGTGCAGCAGGAGCCATTGCCGTGCCCATAGGAGCGCCAGCAGGAGCCGCAGGGCCAGCAGCAGGCGCAACGGGCGCACGGGCAGCACGGACGGCCTGCACGCCGCGCACAGCGGCCGGGAGGACTGGCGCCAGTGCAGCAGTCGTGGCCACCTCGCCAGCGTCAAACCTGCCGCCAGTGGCAGCCTGTGTGGCCTCGATGGCGGCCTGGGTTCCACCAGCAGCAGCGGCCATGCCGGGAAGCGTGGTGGCGCGGCCAGCCGGGGTGAAGGCAGCCAAAGCACCAGCAGCGCGAGGAATGTCGCTCACCTGGAAGCCGGGCTTGATGGCATACAGCTGGCCGTTGATCGACGACTGCAGCACGAAGTTGCCCTTCTCGTCCTGGCTGACTTGCACGCCTGGAAAGTTGGACTGGATGACCTGCACAGTTTCCTGCGGGTTGGTCATCATCGTGCCCAGGGCCGACTTGAAGCTGGCCATGCTGAATGTGTTGAGCTCGGGCATCGATGCCCAGTCGGGCAGTGCCTGAGTTGTTGGGGTCTGGCGTTCAGTGCCAGTGACGGCCTCGCGGATTCCGCCAAGCACGCCCAGGGCTTCGGTGCCTTTGAGCTGCATGCCAGCCGGTGCACGCACCATGCCGTTCTTGACGTCGGCCTCCAAGTCCATCATTTCCTGACGGGTCATGCGGCCGGTGTTGTAGGCCTCGACCACGGCAGGCGGCAGCTCAGCGACTTGCGTGCTGGGCTTGGTGCCTTGGGCTGGCGCAGGCTGTTGGCCACGCAGGGCAGCGCCACGGGGCAGCATGATTGCGCCGGACTGGACGTCTGCCTCGAACTCTGCCGCCTCTTCAGGCGTCATCTGGCCGGAGCTGTAGGCGTTGAAGATGTTTTGAATCGAGCCAGGGGCCATAGCAGGGCCACCAGCAGCAGCGCCAGCACCACCTCGGGCTGCCATGACGCGTTGAAACGTGCTCTCCCCACCTCCGGGGAGCGTGGCTTGTTGCTCTTGGCCGACACCGGCAGTCACGCGCTCAATGTAGGACTTTGTGCGAGGCCCCCAGTTTTTCGGGTCAGTGCCGCCGTGATATTCGGCAGCGGCCAGCTTGATGTCGCCCTTGTTGCGCTGCAGGGATTCCTTGAGCAGCAGGCCAGCAGCCTCGGCCGCGTTCTGTGGGCTGAGGTAGGCATCCACGCCATACTTGTCCAGCACAGCCTTGCGGGTGGCTGGGATGATCTGGAATGGCGTCTTGGCATTGGCCTCGGACACCTGGTCGGCATTGCTGCGCTCGCCATAAAGCAGCACCGACTTGAGCAGACCAGACGGCAGGCCGAGCTTCTGCTCGGTGCTGGATGCCAGGTCAGACCAGAACGGGTCTTTGTAGCTGTTTGGGGCTTGTGTCGCCATCTGTTGTCCTTATTGGCCAGGGACTTGGAAGGTGCCGCTGCCCATGGTGCCGGGTGCAGGAACTTGGCCAGTTTGCGGGTTGGCCCAGCGCATGTAGCCACGCTGTCCAGTGACCACGTTGGCCTGCTGTGCAGCCAGACCCTGGGCGCGTTGCTCGCCGTACTGGCGCATGAAGTCCACGAAGGTCGTGCCAGCAGGCACCTGGATGCCGCCGATGTTGATGTCGGTCTTGGCGCGGCCAAGGGAGCCGGTTGAGTTGACCCATTCGGCCTCGGCAGATTTTGCCGCTGCGTCGAACTGCTGCATCTTGGCCATGCCGCGCAAGAACGAGGCGATGGTGGCAGCGTTGGCGGTTTCTTCGGGAAAACCCTTAAGCGCCAGCTGGATGTCCTTGTCGGTGGCCGGGCCAGGCGGCAGCATCTTGATCGCTTGGGTGTTGCGCAGGCGGGTGTACTCCTGGCGCATCTGCGTCCACTCGTCCTGGCGGCCGGTTGCACCTGCGAACCACTCGCTGGCCTTTGTGAACGCGCCTTTGCCGCCTTGTGCGGATTCGATGCGGCCAGCCAGGTCAAGCATGCGGCCTGCAGCCTGCTCGTTGCCGACGGCTGCGATGGTGGCGTCGTTGACGATCTTGCGTGCGTCGTTGTCCAGCTTGGTGCCAGCCTGGCCAAGTTCAAACAGCTTCATCTCCACGTCGGTCTGCAGCTTGTCGCGGTCAAGCGCCAAGCGGCCAGAACGGTCTGCGATCTGGCTGTCGATGTTGCGAATCTGTGCGCCGGTGTTGGCGTTTTCCAAGGCCAAGCGGGTCGGCGTATTGGCCGTGACCAGCTCTTCCTTGGTGGCACCAGCCTCGCCAGTGCGGATTTCTGCCGGGGCCTTGAGTGCCTTGATCGAGGATTCCAGCACCTTGTCGCCACCAGGTACACCAGCCAGCATGATGCCGATGGTCTTCTGGGCAGCGCCTGGATTGGTCTCGGCCAGCTGGGCATAGGTCTCGTAGGCCTTGGCGCGGTCTTCGCGCCCGGAGTTGCGCTCGGCCTCTGCCTTCTGGCGGAGCAGGCTCACGCCAATCTGCGGTGCGCCGGAGCTGAATGCCGACATGACCTGGCCGCTGAAGCGCAGCTCGTTGTCCTGCTGGTCTTTGTTCAACGTGTCCCAGTTGGCACGCATGCTGGCTGCCTCTTTTTCAGGCAGCAGCATTGCGATGTTGGTGAAATCGCGTGCGGTCGGGTTCGGATTGTTGATCAGCGCCTGCATACCCTGAGTGAGCATGTTCTGGCGTTCGGCAGCCTTCGCGGCAGCCTCTTGCTGCGTGCGAATGTCTGCGATGGTAGCGCCCAGCTTCAGGCCGCTGACGGCAGCCTCGAACGGGCTCTGAACGTTGATGGAGTAGTCGTAGGGTGCTGGCATGTTCTTGTCCTCAGAATAGGCTGCCGAAGCCAAGGCCAAGTTTGCCGCCTGCGCCGTACTGTGCGCCAAGCACCTGGGCCGGGAGGTTCAGCAGGCCGCTGAAGGCTTTGGCCTGGCCAAGCTCGCCACCAGCCAGGGCTGCGCCGCGTTCGGCCTGCAGTCGTGCGATGGCAGAGCCAGTTTCCATGCCTGCGGTGCCAACACCGGCAGCGGACTGCTGGCCAAGTGCGGTCAAGCCACCAAGGCGGCTGTATCGGTTCTCGAGCTCTTGCGCCAGCAGCTGCGGCCGGAATTGAGCCAGGGCAGCCTGGACGTTTCCGCCACGCAGGCCACCAGTGGCCGATGCACGCTGCAGCAAGGCTTCCTCGCCTGTGCGAAGCATGGCCTGGAATGTCGGGGAGCGTTCAGCGGCTGCAATCTGGGCAGCCTCGGCCTCTGGTGTTCCAAGGCCAAGCATGGCCTGCTGTGCTGCAAGTGCCGGAGCACCTGCCTCGACGTATGGTTTCAGCAGCTCGCGCACCATGTCGAACTGGCGACGTTGTTCTGCGATGCCAGCCTCGCTGGCTGCTGCTTGAACGCCAGCAGCTTCACCTGCTGCATCTGCCTGCATCAGGCCGCCGACAAGCTGTGTGCCGCCGACGATTAAGCCGGTAATTGGATCAGGCATGGCCAAACTCCTTCATGTATTCTTCAAACGTCTCGCCATACAGCTCCATGACCAAGTGGGCATTTTCGTTGGCAAACTTCGCGCCATGGCAAAGCTGCATGGCCATCAAGACCACGTCGTAGTACCCAGCACGCCACATGTAGGAGCGTGCATCAGCAAGCCCAGCACGCTCAACGTGGTCGGAGGCTTGCCACTTCAAGACCATGGATGCCACGCATGGCACCAGGACAGGCGAATTCTGCAGGAAGAAGGTGTTTTGATTCATCGCCACCAGGGTGTTCCAGATGGCGGCATTCAGATCGATGCGCTCGACTGGATCGCCGTCTGCCACGTCGTCAAAGACCTGGATCGCGTTCCACAGCATCAGCAGCCACTCAGTGGCCGGTGCAGGCAGCGCCAGAACCTGTTGCAGGTTCTGTTTGAGGCTATCCGTACCAGTCATGCTCTACCCTCCAAGTGGCGATGAGCTGCTGGCGGCTCGATAGGCTCAGCACCTGTATTTTCCCACATTTGCATCACCTGTCAATCCATCTCAAAGTCGCGCTCTTCCCAGGCTTGGCAGGAACGCAGATCATGACAGATGAAATCAAACTTGCGGCAGAAGCCACGGAAACCAGCGTCGGTATCCCAATCGTTGCGCGGGATGCGCTCCATTAAGGCCTGCTTGTAGGTGCTGTTGTCGTAATACTCGCAGTTCGAGCAGCGACGACGCCGGGCCTCTTTCTCGTCCACCTGCATGGCCTTGCCAAGTGCCACCCAATAGACCTTATTGGCCGTTGGCTCGTTGCTTGGGTTTTCAGGGCCGAGCATCCAGTCGTCGATCACCACCTGGGTGTTCTTCTTGTTCTCGGCCGCCGTGATGAACGGCATGGATTCTGGTAGGCCGGTGAAGCCAGCCACCATGATCTTTGGCATTTCCATTGTGGTCTCCTTAAGTGATTTCACGGCCAGAGGCGCGGATGGTCAGGGCAGTGGCCGTGCCGGTGGTCGAGATGAAGCCACCATTGGCCAGCACTTGGCCAACCAGCTCGGGGAAGGTGTAGGTCTCGTCCGGTGCAATGGCGCGGCTGTCCACGATCAGGTTTGTCGCGCCAGGGCTTCCACCGCTGCTCACCAGGTTGACGCTGATTACAGCGTTTGCTGCGCTGGTGTTGGTGGCTGTGAATTTATCGATGATGGCCGTGCAGTTGGTGGCGGTGTATTGCGTGGTCTGCGCCGCCTCCATCTGCTTGGAGCCAATGAGGGGTTTTGCTGTGACTGCCATGTCATTCTCCTTAGGTGGCTTCTGCGCCGCTGGCGATGATGGTCAGGCCTGCTGATGCAGCCTGAATTTGAATAGTGTCGCCTGCGTTCAGCACCTCGATGCCGTTGTACTGCAGGGTGTTGTTTGCCGGGACGGATACGTCATACAGGAAAGCGTTACCAGTGCCAGCAGCGCCAGCCGAAGGCACCAGAAACACGCGCACATTGATGGCCGCACCTGTGGTGTTGGCAATGCTGAACTCCTTGAGCAGCGTGCGGGTGCTGGCCGGGACGGTGTAGAGCGTGGTCACGCCCGTGGTGATGGCGGCCTGGCCGAGCTTTGTTGGGGTGATGTTCTGAAAGGCCATTACATGCTCATCCATTCAAGCACCTGCACGGCAGATGCGGGTTTGTTTTCCCAGCGTGTCTGGCTGGCGTCATAGACCAGAATGTCAAAGTCATTCGGGCCGCCGCCATTGACATGGACGTCCTGCAGGTTGTTTAGTGATTCGCTCAGCTCCATGCGGACAAAGATCGAGCCAGAACCACCAGAGCCAGCATTGACGACAACGGCCACAGGCACGCTGATGTTTGGAGCTGCTGGCTGCACGTTTGTCCATGTGCCAGGAGTTGCAGGGTCAAAATACAGCAGGTCGCCATCAGTCCAGACCTCACCATACGGTGCGCCAGTGGTGTTGAAACCTCGCACCAGGCCGAAGCTGGTCACGTAACCAAAGGCGTTGTCTGCAATGTCCTGCGTCGTGACGCCCATCATGTACTCAGCAGGCACAGAGCCATCAGCAACGGCCAGGCCAAACGTCAGCTTTCCGGATGCGCCAACGGTGCCAGTGAACATCACAGGCGTGCCGTTGGCGATTAGTGCGCCGCTGGTGTTCTTGGCGTAGTACATGATCTCTTGGCCAACCTGTAGCACGCTGCCACCATATAGGCCAACATCCAGCGTGCCATCGTCCTGATTCCATTGCACGCGCCTTGCTTGCGTGACATGTGGGCCATCTTCTGGCAGGTCGATATAGTCCGTCACCACGGAATTGTTGTTTTGGATCACTGGCGCGGTGGCCAGCATCTCCAGAGCATTGGCAATGCGGCCGAGAGTGTCCAGTGCCTGCACAGCCTTCTGATCTGCGTTGCCTGCATTGATTGCGGC